TTGAACCCCGATCCAATGCTTGCCGACACGTTGGTGTTGGTAGATAGGGTTTCCCCTGTGACGCTGTTCACCCGAACGTCGGAAAAGACGTTGATTGAGTCCTCGCCAAAGATGTAAAGAAAGTTGTTTGCCGCAATAATCGTGGCAATATTGGTTCTAAGCGTGCTGTCAGTAAGGGTAATAAAGCCCGAACTGACGTTAATAAAGTCGTTGTATTTGTCTACGGCGGTGTAATAGACCGTCCGTTCTTCACTAATCCACGCCCTGCCCGAAAAAGTAGCGATTCCAGTGCCACTTTGGTTGAATAACGTGCAGGTTACGTTGGCATTGGAGCCCGTTGGGTCGTTGATTGTTATGGTGGGAGGCGATGTATAGCCTGTTCCCGGCTCCGTCAAAATGACTTGAGCAACAGTATTGGACAAAAGGACGACTTCACCTGCTGCTGGCACCCCGCCCGTTTGGTCTGGTGCGCTAATTGACACGTTAGCGTTGCTGTAACCCGTGCCGGGGTCGTTAATCGTGATGGTGCCGATTGATCCAATATCGACAAGATTCGTGCCATCCCATGTTTTGTACCCGTTATTGGGGTCAATAATAAGGATTCGCTCGTTTTTCCACTGCACAATCTGCACATTGGAGTTGGAAAACGTGCCAGACGTGGCTAGGTTGCCAAGGGTATTGTTTTCAATGTTGACGTACTGTGCCGAACCGTTTTCTTGGAAGGCAAATTGAAATTCCGTGTTGTTAATGTTTGCCGAGGCCATGTAGCTGACCGTGTTGGCAAAGGTTACACCGGCTTGCGTATCGGGCGCATTGACAATCTTGACGTTACCAAAGCCAATGGGCTGTGCGTTCTCCATCCATGCGAACTCACCCTCGCCAATGGCGGTACGGTTGTTTGTAACATTGATGCCCTTGAAGTCTTTGGCAACAAAGTAAGACTTCTTCTGCTCTAACGCCGCCATTTAGTACCCCGATTGGTAAACGGAGGGCAAGCGCCGTGTGAAGGTGCTGTTTAAGGCTCCAATAACTTGTTTGGTGTACTCTTGCTTGAATATCTCTGACTCGCCATACGACTGCTCTTGGTACTTTGCACGGCTAGCGGCATAGTACGCAACAGCATCATAGTAAGGCGAGGGTATGTCATCGTCTTCGTCCGTAATATTGACAAGTGCGGTGGGCAAAACAACCGTATCAAGCTCAATTTCGTAGGCTTGATCGGGTTTTGGCCCTATGTAAATGGTTTTGCCGCCATAAATCGAGAAACCTATGGGACGGCCATTGTAGTTTTGCCAAAAACGCAACTGGGCGTTGAAGTCAGTCCAAGCCATGTAGTACATTGGCCAGCGTGAATCACCCCAATACAGATTGATGTTAAGAATATCAATCGTATTGTTGCCTTGCGGCAATGCGCTGTATGCGATGGTTTCTTGTCCTACCGACATAGTGTAGGACTGGATTACTCTCTTACAACCCGTGTCTTGAACCGTGTGACTACGAGCGTCGTTAACGTAATCGGTTATTTCTGCTGTTGTCCAGAAATTCCCATTAACATCATGCAAGAGTCGTCGGGTTTCGACGATGTAATCGTTTAGCGTAGGCATACATGCTCATAGTTAATGGGCATGGACTTTGGCTGCGCTTTTGCCTTTCGCTTTTGGCTGAGGCATCGGCGCAGCTACTCGCTCCACCACCGGGGCTGACAAGTGGACTTTCTTTGCAGGCTCGGACAAGAATGAAATCTCTGCCATGCGCTCTAAAGCACGGGGCAAATCCGTGTTCATTTTCATCCACCCAAGCCTTACAAAATACGGCTCTTTATTGTCAACGCCATAACCAAAAATGTGTTTTGCCGCATCTAAGGAAATTTCTGTTTCTTTGTCTGTTTCAAAAACGTAATCCTTGCCTTCAAACCGACCAGTGACAGGCATACCCTTATTTGTGACAAAAATCATCTTGCTCATAGCGTGACAATATCTCCATACACAAAAATGTCTGCTGTAGCAGCAGCACCTTGCGGAGTAGTTAGTGAGAGATACAGGCTAGTGGCGGTACGGTAATCCGTGTTGCTGGCAAGCGTGAGGTCAAGAAACTTCGTGCTTGCTGACAACGTGCTGTATGCCTGCGAGTTAGCCACAACAGCCGTACCACCCTTGCTGACAGCGGTATAAATACCGCCGACAGCCGTGGTAAGGCTAATTGAAGCGTTGGTCGCAACAATACGCCGAATGATGTACTTTGCTGGTGCCGAGAATATAACGATCTGTTGATCGTCAGTGCTATTCATGTTGGCACCAATCAATTCGCCAAGCAATATCCCGCCAAACCGATCAGGCAACTGCGCTCCTATACGATTAGCGTCCATATTGCTCCCCCTTAACTATTGTAAGTGCCGCTAGCGGCTTGCTCACTGCCTACGATAACGTAGGTTGAGGTTACAAGTTGATCGCCAAGGTTGCTAAGACGCACGTTGACCCCATCAGAAACGATGAAGCCACCGGCGTTATTAGCAAGCACTGTGGCAAAACCACTGCCAGCAGAGGCGTTGTTAACTTGCACAGCGACGTTTACCGTGGGGTAAACAATGTAAGCGCCTGCGGCCAGAACAACATTGGCAGTATCCGTCAGTCCTTGCGAACCGGCGGTAAAGTACGCTGCCGTGCTGTTGGCGTTAGCGCCAGCAAGAAGGATTTTATTGAGTGCGAGTGACATGGTTATTTCTCCTTAAAGCGTAAGAGAGTTGTAGCCAGTCACCTTCGTCATCGACTTGGGCTTCGTGCTAACCATCTCAGCGATCATAAGCACGGCACCAACGTAGCCGATTTGGAAGTTGGGCAGAGTGGACTCAAACCCAGTGAACGCAAACGATGCCTGCTCATGGATGTACATGGACAGATAGTTGGTGTTCAATAGGTAAAGCGTACCCTCTGGGCAGTAGGGGTCTGGGTAGATAGGTACACCAGCAACCATCAAAGCACGGAAAGCTGCTTGAGGGCCGTTGGCATCACCGTCAAAACCTGATCCCGGTGTAATCATGTACTGCTCTTGACCGACGTAATCTTGGGCAAGCAGCGTCCAAGTACCGAATCCGCACACACCAAACGTGGGCACTTCAGCGCAGTTCTCCACTGTGCCAGAAATGTACTGCAACACGTTTTGACGGGTGGGATTCACGGAACCAGCCGCATACTCTTTGGACTGCCACCAGCTATAGGTGGAACGATTGATGTTTCCGTAGGTGCCAGAAGAATCAACCGCCAAAGGCAGGCCAGTAAATTGCTGTGTATCGCTGGTGTTGTTGTACAGCGACGTGGCCATAGCGTCCATCATCACGTTGGTCGCATCGTTCATGCGAGCCTCGATCAGAGGAATAATGGCATAGTCTTGCTGAACAGCACCTTCCATACCGAGGAACGGTACGGGAGAAACCAGCAGTTTCAGGTTGAACTCGGCGTTATAAGCGCCTTGTTGCACTGAAGGTTGGGCAAAGGAGCCAGAGTAATCTGACCACTGTGCGTTGACGAACTGCGACCCTTGGACGGGCACCGTCACCGACGACACACCGCCTGAAGCGGTCTGACTGTTGGCGATCAGTGCGGCCATAAGGGGCGTAGAGTTGTAAATCTGCACGACCATTTTCGGGATAAACGCACGCCGAGTAACATAAGTTAACTCGGTGTATTGGTTGCTACCCGAGGCCGGTATAATTCCACCGCCGATAGGCATAACGATCTCCTAAACTAAAAAGCCCCTAAAACAAAAACAGAACCCTACAGCCCAATGGGTCGAGGATTCTTCCTAAATTCTGCTAATGCTGCATGTGCTGCGTCACGAGCCGCCCCCACGGGATTCTTCATGTAATCCTTGGTGTTGAACTTGCTCATTACCGGCTGAGGAAACTGACTGGGCGTAGGTGCCGTCATCTGCTTCATGTACTGGTGGTACTCAGCAGCGGTTTCGTGATTGGCAATGCCTTTTTCGATCATCAATTTTTCGATCTCCTGAATATCATCGTCGGAATCGACCAATTGCTTTTGCTTCAAAGACGAACGCCGACGCTCAAGCTCTTCTTTGGCCTCTTTTGCCCGTAACTTGGCTTCCAAGGACTCGACTCGCTTATTGGCATCGGCTAGCACTTCGTTCGTGCGCTCTTCAATCTCAATTTCTGGGATGGGAACGTCAGGACGAACCTGCTTGGTGAGTTGCAAAAATTGCTTGCGGGTCTTGGGGTCTTCGGCCAATGACTTGGCTAAGGCCGCAAGTTCCGCTTGTGCTTCGACTGATAAGTTTTCTAATGACATACGTTAGCCCCTTTCGTTGAAATTAGATAACCTTCTTGCCGTCACCGGGCTTGCTAAGAGTCATCTTGTTCTTAGGCCCGATCTTGGCTGAGTCCTTTAGACCGCCAAAGGTGGCATAACGGGGAGTGTTAACAATCTGACCGTTCTGCTGCGTGTTGTCGGTAGGACGGCGGGGAGACATGTTGCCCCGAGGTTTGAAAAGTTCCATTTGCTACTCCTATATAGGCATGGGTGGTTGCTGAGTACCGGGTACAGGCGCTTGGGCAATTGCTCTTGCTTCAGGCGTGGCGCCTCCCGCCTGCGGCAAAGTTTGAATCAGGTTCATTATTTCGGCTGGCATCAACTCACGGGTTGATGACTCACGCTCACCGAACTCACGGGTAATGTCGGACACGACTTTTTGCAGGGCCATGCCCTCTTCAGTGTCCATACCGAACTCGGTCAAAGCGTTTTGGAGCATGTCGAGCGCCATCATCACGTTAAGACGGGCTTGCTCCATGTTGCCTTCCTGTGGTTCAGGCGTGGTCATGGGGCTTGACATAGGTGCAGTCATTGCACCTTGCTCACTTGGCGGTGGGGTTTGCTCAGGCATTTGATCTGCCTTGAGCATGTCCATCATTTCCTTGCTTGAAACGGCCATGTGTTCACCTTTAACTATGTTGGGTTGATTGTTCGTTAATAAAAACTATCGTGTCAACCAAAAAAAGGGTGTACAGGTGAATTTCCCCAGTTAAGACTTGCGTGAGGAACGGCCATAACCGCCTCTAGGCATAGGCCCACGTTGGGCTTGACGGGTATAACTGATGCGTCCCATGTCTTTGTTGCCTTGACTAAGCTGACGCTCGGTCATACGGGGTTGATCGCCACCACGGATCATGCCTTGGTTGCCATTTTGTGCCATATCAAGCTCCTTGCGGGGGTGGAAGGGCGGCTGGCGCACCTTCAGGTTGTGGAATGGCCGGTGCTTGCGGTGTTTCGCCCACCATCGCCGTCTGTTTCTTCAAATCTTCAAGCAAAAGCTGCTTCATTGGGGGATCAAGCATGTCAATAAGGCGCTCTTTGCTAATTGCACCGGCATTAAACAGGTTAAATGCAAGCTCTCGCTGGTCTTCCATGAAGATTGGGCTGTTGGAATGGGCATCAACCTTGACGTTAAAGTCGTCTGTGAACTGTGCGGCAATGAATTTATTGCCGTCTTCGTCCACATAAGGCGTGTCGTCATAGACCATCATCATTTTGAGATAGATCGTGGCCAGCTTTTCAAGGGCCGATTCGACCACCAAAGCACGTTTTTTGGCCCGAGAAGAGCCTAAACGGGCCAGTTGGGAGGCGTGTCCAGCACTACGAACCCCTGATTCACCCCGTCCTTGCAACACATTAACGATGCCAGAGGCTTCGGCAAACATGTTGTCGATCTCTGCGATCTCACGGAATATGTCGTTGGGTATGTCGGGCGTAAACTGCTCGACCTTGGCGCTAGGCATATCGTTGGCCAGCAGGCCACCGGCACGGCGCAAGGCAAAGGATTTTTCGTCAAGGATGCCGCCAAAGCCCATAAGTGCGGTGGGTGGGTCAACCTGCTTGTCTAGCAACTGCATGATCTGCGTGGTGCGCTTGTTTCGCATGTCTTGCAAGAAGACAAGGCGCTGCACTTCGGATTGACCCCAATAGTAGTCGTACTGTGGGTTGGGCGAAATTTGAATGAAAGGCACCTCACCCTTCAAAAACATCTTGCTTGACGGCCTGTCGTAGATCACAACGTCTGGGTCGGCAATGGTTACGCAGACATAGTCTTCAAGCTCGTCATCGAATATCCAAAGCTCCCGCATCTTGACGGTTTCCTCGGCAATCTGCGCCACATAACGGTTGACACCCTCAAGGCTGAGGTTGATGTTGCCGTAGATCGTGGGGTTAGTGGCCGAGGTAATCACTCGATCCACGCCGCCTGCGCTTGTTTCGGTCTGCTGCTCAG